AGGTATAGATATCCAGCCTTCGTATCCTTGGTGTCCCTCTATCGGATCTGTGATAGAACCAAGACGATACCTAGCTGCTATCTCCTCAGATATTCCACGTCCTTCTAGATATTGCAGAGCTTCTGGGCTTATCTCCTGTGCGTAATGGTGAGCCGCTTCCTCCAATAATTTCGCCTGCCCTTGCGAGAGCATCTTTGAACCCCACATTCTCTAGTTCCATAATTACATTAACAGCGTTGCCACCCTTGCCACAGGTATGACAGAAATACAAATTGTTATAGGTATCAATGACTGCGCTCTTACGAGCATCATCGTGCATACAACAACGAACAGATATGTTGCGACCCTCTTTTACTTCTCCTCCGAAATGTCTAATTACATCTGCTATGGAGACTGAGTTTGCATCAGAGTCGCCTTTTGACCTTTTCTTACGAACCACCCTGGACCAGTCTTGTGTTGGCAAGCGCAGTCTCCTTTACAGTATCCGTGCATCTCTTCAGCTTTATCATACTGGCCTCGTGAGTTGAACTCACCAGCCACCTTGCAGTCTGAACACATCATTCTTTGTATGATCCAACCAAGAAATCAAAGTTGATTCCAAGAATCCTAATAGTCAAACCGTATGGCGTTGAATCCCATTCATAGAACGATACCCAAAACACTTGTTTCCATAGCGGTTCTGTGTCACATACAGCAACACCATCAAATTTAATAGGCCATAGACTAATCTTCATTTTCTTTTTCCTCTTCTTTCTTTTCTATTTCTGTTGGTTCTTCTTTAACTTCTGGTGTATTAAATATCTGGCTACTGGTTATATCACCTTGTGGTACTGGCATTGCGCATTCCTTTCCTCATTTCTATAACACCTCCGAGTATGTTATCTAACAGATCCATTTCATCCATTTCTATCTTTTGTTTATGAGCCCATCCTAAAGTTTGTAAATAGTTTGTATGAAAAATACCAGATTCTGTATGACGATTTAGTAGTGATACTACGCCATTCTCATTAGTCCCAGTAATTTTCATACCGCAATAACAAGTTAATTCATACTCTGGTGGTCTATCAATCATTTTAGTTACTGTTACCTTTCCCCATCTCTGGGATTGTGTTAGATATTTCTTTCTCCAAGCTGTTTTCTTCCATTGCTTTAATGGTTTTATTGCTGAGGCCATTCACCCACTCCTCTAGGTTCTGTATTACCCAAGCATCTTCTATGCTACCTCTACGTCTCTTCACTATAACGAAGGCGGGAGGCTCAACCACAAGACCCCGCGCCTTCGCATAGTTGGCTGCCTCAGCTTGGGCTTCAGCCCAGAACTGCGGAAGATCTAATGACTTTCTATTCTTACACTCCAGAATATAGGTCTGACCTGCGATTATGGTGACGATATCACCTTCATCATTGGCTCCTGCCTTAGCAAGTCTTTCAGCAAAGTGTCCTAGTTTGCGTAGATACTTCATCACATCTGTCTCAAACTTAGAACCCTTAGCCTTATTGTAACTAGACATAGGAGCTCACATTGGAATGAAGTACTGCTCTGCCATAAGAATCAGAGTCAGATATCTGGCAGGTAGCAAAGTTTACAAAGAGTCCTACATAATCCTTGCCATCTGCTTGATGCTTTCCGAAACGATTCTTTACTGGTGCAACCCTCAAAGTATTTTCTATTGGGCTATAGCCAAGAGTAAGTATCATCGCAGGTAGCTGACTCACCTTGCCGTGAATAGCACGGCGAGCTGAAGGTTCAGTTGGATTACCATACTCACTCTGTTCTGAGACGTGATGTAGCACTAGCACACAGGCTTCAGTCTTCCTAGACATATCGTGTAGTTCAACCATAATCTGGCGCAGTCCTGCCCATTCATTATCAGATTCAGCAACAACATTCATTAGGTTATCTATGACGATCAGCTCTGGAGCCAACCCATAGAGTTCAATGTAAGCCTTGATTTCCATTTCTATATCATCAAGATTAGGACTGGAATCAAAGACCCATTGTATATGCGACATACTCTCCAAGTACTTATCATAGTAGCGAGGATTTTCAGTAATCATTTTCTCAACTGTCTGCTGAGTATGACCTGCTGTATGTGCAGATGCTCGCATCATTACTGTAGCGGTATCAGTATCTGCTGAGAAGAATAAAGTAGGAACCTTTGCCTGAATGGTATAGACCAGAGCGAACATAGACTTACCAGCATTGGGCGCAGCAGCGACCATACATACTTGGCCTCGTCTAAACTTTATATCTTTCTTCTCTAGATCTTTCCATACTGTAGGCAGGGGCTGTGCTGTAGTGCGAGAAGACTTCCAAGCTCTATCAAGCCTAAGCACCGTGTCCCTCCCTTGGCAGTATTACATTTCTTTTTCTTCTAGCAGTCTTTAATTCAATGGCTGTAAGGCCACCCCAGATACCGAACCTTTCGTTCTGTATACCCCATTCAGCGCATTCGGTTTGGTGGACACATCTTCCACAGATAGTTTTTGCAAAACTTGTATGGTAACGAGAACTACTGTCTGTTCCAGTAACCTCTGGGAACCAATGGTCTCCTCCGACTTGTGCACATAGCGGAGCCTCGTATTCACGCGGCTCTCGCATAGTGTTAAGCCCAAATCGTTGCCGCTTGTGCGTCCTTTGGAACCTTAGCGCCAGCCCACTTAGGACCAGCAGCAGGATCAAACCAACCCTTGTATGGCTTGCCAGTTGCCTGAGCTTTGCCGTGTTTTAGGACCATCTTGCCACGAGCACACTCTGGTGCGCTTGGGCTGTTGTATATCCAAGTGTTGCCGTATTTATCTACAACTGTCTCTTCTCCGCCAGCAGATGGTGCTGATGCTACTGCTGGTGCACTAGCGTAAACGGGAGCAGCAGGTGCAGCGCTTCCATACGCTTGGCTTGTGCTAACAATAAGTGCTGAAAAGTCAGAGGCTGCTGTTAGCAACCCTTCCAATTCCTCCTTAGATGTAGCATAAAGATTGATAAGGGTTCCATCTGGTGTCTTGAAATTTACCTGGAACTTTGTTGATTCTGGTGCAGCCACTTACTTACCTCCATTATGTTTGATTGAAAGGCGCAGACTATCCTTGCCTTTTATAGTTGGTACGAATCCAAGCATATCTTGGATTTTTTCTTTATCTACTTGCTTAGGTCCAGCTACCTCTGTCCATCTAACTTCAACTCCTGTAGCTGTAACCCCAACAACACCAGTCAGTGCTTCTTTGATTGCATCCTTCTGAGTTGTTAATTCTTTTATCTTGTTATCTATTTGTAGAAATTCCAAAGCCTGATTACTTGCCTCATCAGATTCAATGAGTGGTAGTTCAGTCTTTGTACGTTCTTTTTTTAGACCAACGCATCCAATCTCACCAGATGCGTCAAAGTATTTACAATAGAACTTACAGTAGCTCTCATCCTTTTCAGGTTCAGGAGCAACCTCACTGGTCTTAATAGCCTCTAACCAAGAGAGGGCTTCGAGCGCAACAGCAGGGTCATACTTCTCCGTATGGACCTTGACATCGCGCTCGTCACCATCTCGCGGTATTGCTACCAGATGAACATTAGTAACCTTCCCCAAGCCACTTTGTTCTATCAGGTATCCGTAAGTTTGGATTTGCCAGCGTTGTTGCTGACTTGGAAAGTAAGTGAGGTTCTTCAACTTCACTGTCTTCCAATCCACTACATCGCCTGTCCCAGGAATGTAGAGATCTACGTGAGCTTTCATTCCGTTATGTTCTACTGTTTGCTCTAGCAAAACTTCTTTGTTATTAGATAAAGCATTCTCTATAGAGTTATGAATAGCAGTACCCATAATAGCTGCGAGCTTTAGCTCTCCGCCATTGGTCTTCTCTTGTCCGTTTAATTTATACCAGACCTTACGCCGACAGCCACCTAATTCTGATGGACCTATCTGTGTCTGTAGCGACCTGCCTCTACTGTTCTCTTTCTCGTAGAGAGCCTTAACTAACAAATCTTTTATATCCATTTATGCTTTTCCCACCTAGTTATTGTGAAGCGGAATACTATCAGATTTATTACTAACATTCTAGCAATTAACCTGTATGGCATATCGTCATAGTCGTGAAAGTAATCAATACCAAAGCCCCAGTTATTCAAACTACCAAAGCTGAAATGAATTGAATAGTCTCGTATCACGTTATTATCCTTCCTTGAGAGACTAATTGAATCGGAGGACAGGTATTGATGTCAAGGATGCTGGCTATTTGAACAGCGCGTTCGGCGTGTTGGTCAATGTTGCCTAACGTAAGACGATTAACGCGACCATAGAGATAGCCGAGAGCATAAGCGCCACCACTACCCAAGCCGTAAATACCTTTGTCGGACTGGATGAACGAGAGGTCAGTTGCAATATGGAATAGGTTGCCATCAAACGCGACAAGGTAGTCGAACCCTGTTTCTTTATCTTTGGTTGCTTCATACGGGTCGTATCCATTCTCTTTGAAAGCCTTCAGAATTGAAGGCATAATTTTTTTACCCATCCACTGCACGGGATCAGCTCCCTTGTAAGGTGGCGGGCTCCAGTTGTAAGCCAAGATATCAGCAGGTCTGGAATCTCCTACCAGTCCTATCAAGTATTTACCAACGTTAATAATCTTAGGTGTGGTACTACTTATAGTCCGTAAATTATCTTCAGTAATCTGGCTATCAGCAGCCAGTATCACCATATCTTCAATTTGAATTCCTACCAGTGTCGTCATAGCAGAGAAATATACCTTCTCTCGGCGTGTCGTACCAGTAACGACACACCTTGTCATTAAACTATGAGCGGAGCGAATAAAACAGAAACAATCGTTCCGAGCCGCCTAGGGGCGGCGAGAGGCGACTGACATCAGGAAGGAGCCGTGAACTGAGTGTTGTTCCGTCTACTTCGGCTGCTTAGATTACCACCTATCAAAGCAGCAGATCTCAGGTCCCTTGGACCTACTCACGTCTGTAGCTGTGGCTGTACTATGTTTAACATTATGGCTCAGTTCCAAGACTATGAGATATCCTGGTACTTTCTTGATGCTACCTGTGTTAACTGCGGTAATCTAGTTCGTATCCCTTGTCCTGTAGATAACAGCGAGAATAGTTTTTAGGCATAAAAAAAGAAGCCCCCAGGATTTCTCCTGAGGGCCTTTTGCCTCGCGCTTGCTACAAACTGTTAGTTTGAACCACGTCCAAACTCAGTAGCAGATGGATCTAGCCACTTGAGTACTGGACCTAGGAATCCTGCGAGAGCTGCTGCTCCCAATGTTTTCACATCGGTTTCACCAGCAAGGTAAAGTGCGATAGCAGCAGAGGCTGCAGCACGGAACCAGGTCAGCGATACTTGCTTTAGTGTTTCCATTAGATTGCCTTTCGTTCGATACTTACAGACCAAGTATGTAGTTTGCAGCAGGTGCATACCACTGCCTCTGGAGCAGGTGGCAGATTGATACCTTTTGCCACCTTTTTCTTTGGCTTAGGTTGCAACTTTGCAACCACTTGGTTTGTAAGACTTGGTTGATTCATCCACCAGAACCAAGGGCTAGTGTCATCAGCCTTATCAGCACGGATAGATATATGTAGATGCTTAGTATGAGGGTTACTACCACTGTAAGGGCGATTGCCAGACTTAGCATACTTACGATTCCAAATCTTCTTATTGAAGATGAGATACTGGACCCTCTCGTCTTCCTTAAGTTTCTCAAAGATAACTGCACAGTCCACCCCATTCTTCGGGTCGTGGGTTAAATCAACAGCAAGGCCGATGTTGTGGTCGCTGTTGGGATTCTGCTTGCGATGTGCCGATGAAGGCAATAATCCGTCGGACGCTTTCTTGCGCTTGGGCCACAATGCTGTCGCCTGGCGTAGAGCAGCAATAGCAGCAGGACTGGCTTTCTTCGGATTCATTCATCTCCTAATGGCTTCTTTGACTAATTCTGTGAGAAGGTCAACCTTCTCCTCTAAAACGTTTACTTTGTCCTTAATGGACGACCCACCATTGGGCTTCAATTCTGTTAGGTAATGCTTTACAAGCCACCTTACAAGGCCTGCAAAGGCTGTTACAAGGGTAACTATGGCTACGGCTAGGCCAGCCCATTCAGTAGGTTGCATTTATACGGTCCTTATCAGCATAGTGATCACGCCGCCATACCCGCTGAACCTCTTATCCGGTGGGGTAGCACGTGTGAAACTAATTTGTTCGATAACCACCTGACGACTTTCGCCAGTGGTGAGGTCCTGCCACGTTACGACATCGCCCTCTTCTTCGATATCTTCTAATTGCAAGATACGATCTAACGAACGGCCTTCATAACCAACCTGTGCGTTATAGCGGTCTGTCTCTATGTCGTAGCAGAATACTGGGAATTGAATCACCCGCTGTCTAGGCGTAGCGATAGTAGCCTTAGCTTGATAGCCCTGGAAGATTGGCCCCTTGGTATTATCTGTGCCATCTCTGTATAAAATAAACTTGTAGGCGATGTACTCCTGAGCGCCAGCTGGGGATGAGGTTGTTACCTCTACTGGCTCTACAGAGGAATCATAGGTAATGACGTCATACTCTGTGCCGTCTTTATCTACCGTCTCAAGGGTTATGGAGCCAAACTCAAACTCACCTCGTCCTAGTAGGCGCTTGAAGTTCTTAGGCTCTAATGTGTTATAGCGTATAAATCCTGTGGTCAGATAGCCTGTGGTAATAAGTTCAGATTCAGCCTCAATATTGATTGTGCCTGCTTCTCGTATGATACCCGCAGGAGATACGGCTGTTAGCGCTACGTTAGCTGCAGTCTTAGCATAGCTAACTGTGGTATCGCT